CCAAGAGAAGATTGCTTCTTTAAGTCTGAAAAAGACATTAGATTACCTCGGATTTTTTGAGATTTGGCTTGTGTGTACCTTGTTATTCTACACTTCAGATCAATCTTTGTCAATATGCTGTTTCATGAGATCTATGGCTTGAGACATATTTCCAAAGATAACATTCATATCAACATCTCTAGGAAGACCCATCTCTACAGCAGACTGAGTGATGGTTTCCTTCAATTTTTTTGCTTCAGGGTCATCAGATAAACTCAAACGAGTATAAAGAACCCTTTGTTTTTCAATAAGTCTCTCAAGAAGATCAACATGATACTGCTGATCACCTTTTGCCATTGATGGAAATTTAAATACATTATTATAGACTTCATCTTGAAGTTCACTAATTTCAGCCATCTCTGCACGGACAACTTCTGATTGAAAAAATTCGCTCATAGGATAACTTTTTGTAGAATTTTTTTATAATTCGGTACGTCTATATTTAGAAAGGGCGAATACTTTTTGATTTTTATACTGACGGTTTCCCACACAGGGTCATTCAGTTTCTTATCAAAGTTCTCCCTATACCCCAATATCTTATCACATATTACCATAGTTTCAAGTGAAATATTTCCCCCCAAATAACTCTTTAAGATAGGAGGATGCCCTTTAGAGCAATCAAATACACTATCCAAATACTGAGCATCAAATAGAGTAGTTACCTCTTCCTTAAAAACATAAGAAAGTGACTGAATTTTCTTTTTCCAATCAATATAACGATCTTCACCTTCTTTGATCATTTCACCAATCCACATAGTTCCTGGATCAGTGGTATGTACAAAATTAGAGACAAAAAACTCTTCTACCTCTTTATCGTTCTTTTGTCTTGCAAACTTCTCAAACCAAAATCTGTCTTTTCTCTTATAAAAAGCTGCATTAGTTGCTCTAACCTTACCACGATACTTATGATAATCATATTTTTCCTTGGTAAAATGGTTCTTTAGAGCAAGATAAGTTCTATAGGCATCAGGAGCCATCATTGTCCTTTTATGATATTGAAAGCAAGTGTAATTCTTTCCTTATTAGCAGTTTGTTGTTCTACATGATGTAAAGTACTGGAAGGAAAAAGAACCATTGTCCCATCCTTTCCTTCATATGATATATCGTATTCATCAAATATCGTAGGATGCTTATGATTCTGATAATATATCACCCCTGAAAGAAATCCTGCATGGTTATGTGTAGGATTATCATCTCCTTTATATGCAAAATTGGTCCAAATATCATAGGAATCAAAATGCCCGTTCCATTTCCTCAAAGAAAATTCACGATGACCTTCACCCATTCCCCAATATTTTGCAGTTAACCGCAATACCCATGCTAACCAATATGACTCTTCTATCATAGCAGGAGGAATAGAGCACTGATATGAATTATGCTTTTTTCCATCCATAGACAGATACCCAACATTCTCATGAGCTTTCAATTCTGCTAATGGATGGTTTTTTGTCCTTTTACTATATTCTACCCATTTCCTAATTTCGCCCATAATAGGCTTAGGAATATCAAACTCCAAAACAGGACATCCTCCCTTCAATCTCTTCATACCAAGAACATCTTTCATTTCAAAAAAAGTAATAGGGCAAAAAAATTGCTGAGTATTTTTTTCGACTTTTTTGGAATAAAAAGTCGAATTTCCCCTCAGATAGGAAGTTTTGCACGGGATGTGCGCTTTAAAAAGTTTAACTCCTGTGCCTCATACTTAATCTTCTCCTTCAATGGTTTAGATATAAGTTTAGGAACAGACTCGACATCAATACTATTCTTATCACAAAAGTGAATAATAGCATCAATATAATTCATTTCGGCATTTATTTGAACAAGAGATTCTATTTCTTGTGCAAAACGAGCAGGACAAAAGAACTTGCTCGCCATTACCTTTTCTAGTTCATCTTTAGACATTACTTTCTGACCCAGTGTGGTTAGATACAAATTCTTTAATATATCTTACTAATAACTTAATATAATCCCCTTTGTTCCTTTTGTCAAATACCTTTACCTCACCACCAGGTGTTACCATGATAGTAATAAGTTTCTTAACGGGAATTTTGGTCAGTTCATAATAAGCAGCAGCATAAAAAGTCTCCTGAACAAAATAGTTCTCCAACCACGCTTCAGGCTTAATTTTTTCAGATGTCTTAAAGTCTATTACTGCCAACTCTCCCTCATATTCTGCTATACAGTCAACTCTGCCTGCAAGACCCAAATATTCAGAATACAAAGTTCTTTCAATAGCATGGATATTGTCTATTTTATCCAAATATGGTTTAGCATGATAAAACATAATTTTGGTAAGAGGTTTAAACTCATCCCAATCAATGTCTTTACCCTTTAAATATGCTTCCGTCGCTTCATGGAAATCAGTACCACGCGAGGTTGCTTTCTTCGTAATGCGGTTTGCCTCATCAATACCAACTCTCTTTCTCCACTTAATGAAAATATCCCTATTATAAAAGCTAGTAACTGAAGTGATCGAAGGAACCCAATTGCCATCAGGGAGTTCATATAGTCGGCAACCGGGTGTGTCTTTATTTTTAAGTTCAATATCACCTAAGAAATTATGATGAATAAGGGTCATAAACCAAGTTCCAATTTAGAAATAAGATATTCTTTGACTAATCCAGAGCGTACAATATCTTCCACTCCAAATTCAATAATATCAACGGATGGCATAAGACGCAAAATCCTCATAAAATCCATGATACCATTTCTTTCATTGGTTTTGACAAGATCAGACTGAGAAGCATCTCCACAGAACATAATCTTAGATTCCTGACCAACTCTTGTCATTATACTATCAAGTTCATGATAATTCAAGTTTTGAAATTCATCAACTATAATAATTGCCTTATCAAAAGTTGTTCCTCTGATAAATGAGGTGCTCCAAAAGTCAATAGTATCCTGTGCTTTTAGATTACCATACAACATTCCAAAGTCTGCCTCAGTAGGCATTTGGAACATATACTTTACCATAGCCTTGTAAGGTAATTGATAAAGTGTGGACTTATCTTCATGATCACCAGGAAGAAAGCCAATTTCCCTGGTAGCAACAAGAGACCTAACAATATAAATCTTTTCGTAAGGAGTTGTTTCATCCAATACATCTTTAAGTGCATTATAAAGTGTAATAAATGTCTTACCCGTACCTGCACACCCATACGCTACAAGATTTTTATCTTCTGCATAAGCATTAAATAAAACTTGCTGATTTTCTGTGAGAGGTTCAATATCTCTCAACATATCAGAATTAATTGGTTTTTTCCTCTTCATCTGCTTAACTGTTAACCCAACACCTATTGGTTGATCTGTCTTTTTCTTTCTTGGCATAAAATTAGATTGGTTTTACTCTAGATCCTGGAGCTTTAGATGCTTTATGGAGAACATCATTCCATCCTGGATGTGATTTGATTAACTTATCATACACTTCCCCAACTTCTCCGATGCCAGCAACTCCTGCCATCCAATCTTTATCCCAATCAGGATTCTCATCTTTCCAAACACAATATTCTCTCATAGTCATGGAGAGTTCTTTAGTCTCTCCACTCTCTTTATGTTTCACTGGATATGTAGGCATTTTATCTATAATAGGTAGTTGTATTTATTCAATAGTGATTGAAGGTGCGTCGTCACAATCATAACAATCCTTATGACGTTCCCAACCCAGTGCTTCAGCAACTGTAGGGAACTGACATCCAAAGATACAGCGAATTTCTTCTGCAACATCCATATGCTCTTTCTGTGTCCCGTGAGCAGACCTCAAATCAATATAATGAATCCAGGATCTCACACTACCAGTCATATAAAGTCTTGTAGGTGTAGCAAGAGGAAGCACAAACCTAGCACACTCCTTTGCAATACCATTCTCAAGCATCTCCTTATACAACTCAACAGACTTATCAAAATGACTCTGCATTAGAATCTGATACTTCTGCTGAATGTATGGATCAACATCATCAATACTATTCTGACGATTCTTTTCATCCTGACGACGAAGTTCAGGAAGAGGAATACTCTCAGATAGAATAGTACTATCAGCATACCTCTGGGAAAACTCCTGGAAGGTAAATGAACGATGCCTTAAAATCTGTGCGGCAAGCCCTCTGGTAGTATTGATCTCAACGGTCATGAATGCCTGCTCAAAGACGCTCCAGTGCCCGTGTTTAATACAATACTTCAATAGACCCGCAAACTTATCATTGTCCTGGTTCTTGGGGTTGCTAACGCGAGCAACATATCCCATGTGCTTCTCAGCATCAGGAGTAGCACTTACTAATTTAATTTCTGGTTTCATAGTTAATCTGGATATCCGTCGTCATCTGATACAAATACTTCATCATAGTCATCCATCTCTGGAACTAACTGCTTATAATTCTCATACTTATAAGAATCAACATCAGAATACACTTCAGATTCTAAGCAATCAACTAATGACTTAAGATTTTTAACAATAAGTTTTAGTTTTTCCTTGTCCATACAATCCTCTTTCCCTATAATTATAGTACAAAAAAAGAGGACCTGTCAAGCAGATCCTCTCTTAAGCGTATATGCAAAGTAAGATTGTCTACTAAGCAGCAGCAGGAACCTTTTTGGTAACCTTGAGACCGCGATAAATTAAATCACGATTTCTTTTGTTGCTGTGCTCCTCAATAAGCATCTTGCGATACTCTTCAGTGTCATACTCGACACCACGATAGTTGACTTTTGCCATGATTTTACTCCTAAAGTAATTGGATTTTAAGGTCCGTTCCTTTAGTCGTTTGCGTCCCAGCAATCTTTCTCTGTATAGTCCTTAAGAACTTCCATAATTTCTGACTTATAATCAGAAGATAATTCTTCATTAGTATTATTCCTCAAGTTCCCTACGAGTTCTTGAGAAGCACTACAGGTGAGGACAGATGCCAGAATCAAATTTAGCATGGGATGAACGCTCCGTTCCGCGACTTACTTGCGACCCCTCAATGGGGTTGAACGTATGTGCTAATTATAACACAGATAACTCTATTTAGTCAAATAGATCCTAAAAAAAATATTAAATTCTATCTTTATATATTTTCTTTCCCTTGACTATCCTTCCAATACCCTTTGCATCCCAAAACATTACGCCATTTATCCTAGTATCATATCGAATAGCAGCACATTCTTCTTTAAAGGCTTTCCTTTTTTGCTTTTCTTTAAGTCTGTCTTCAATCTTTTCTTCCTCAGACATTCTCATTGCAACCTCTCTGCTATACCTGCTGCATGTTTATTGGCTCTGGTTATTTTATATACCCAGATTCTTTCCGTTAAACTTACATCACGACCAAGTTTAATACGACAACAAATATTAGTTAACTTTAATCTCTGATTTGTGCTTAACATTTTCTATTGCTAACGGTAAAATAGAGTATTCTTTTCTTTGAATCTCTTTGGTTAATGTTTCTACAGTATCATCTGGAAGGATTGGAACTTCTCCTTGACATATAATATCACCAGAATCAAGTTCCTCTGTCACATAATGAACAGTACACCCACTAACTACATCTCCAGCATCAAGTGCCTGTTGAACAGCATTCAATCCTTTATGTTTTGGGAGTAATGATGGATGAATATTTATAATCCTATTAGGGAATGCATCAATCAACTTTGGTGATACAATCCTCATCCATCCTGCAAGAACAATAAGATCTACACGCCATGCTTGGAACAATTTAATAATCTCATTCTCATCTGCACTTTTAATATGCACATGGGGAATACCCAATTTAATTGCTCTTTTTTTAGCACCACATTCTCTTTTGTTGTGTATCATCAACACAACTTCATCATCCCTGCAAGTACGAACTATGTTTTCAAAGTTGGTTCCATTGCCAGAACACATGACGCCAATCCTCATTTCTCCTCCTTATGGTAATCATCCCATTCTTTTAAATGTTCTTCTGACCAATCCCTCCTATACCATTCTCCCAATGCACCACGCAATAAAATAACGCTAATGCCATTAATAGTTTTAACTTTTTTTGCTGGTTTCTTCTTTGTCATTTCAATGGATTTCCAAACTTATCAACCAACCCCATCTTCTTCACCTGATGGAGGTTAGACTTCTCACGCTTTTTAATCTTCTTATACTCTTTGATAAGTTTATCCACCTCATCTTTGGGAATGTTAATCTTCAACTCATCTTTACCAAACCCTCCACCATTTTCTTTCTCTAGATCCTCTACAGTATCAACATAATCATTAATAACATCCTGAATTTCATCTCTTATGATATCATTTATTTGATCCTTAAGGTCATCATTCATTTTCTTTTCTTCTTTCTATCAGGTTGTTTATATCCCCAATTAGTGGGATTGACTGTACCATATCCCCATTCAATCCTCTTTAAATCTTTCTTATACTTATCATAATACATATCAAAAAGATTTACTTGCTTAGAAGACCTTGCTACATCTAGAATCTCTTTACCATCTACATTATACCAGACAAGAAAGGTATCACTAGGAAAACTTTTATCATTTGCTTTTTCAAGTGTAGTATTTTCTAGCAATACTTGTGAGGAATAAGAATAACAATCAAACCGTGACTCTTCTTTCGTTTCCTCTACGGTTTCAACTTCTTCACTCATGAACGACCACCCCATTGAATATCTGGAAATGCTTCACTAACAATCTCGCGGGTAACTTTATACTTAGATCCTAAGTTCTTATCCTTTACTAGACATAAAACTTCTGCTTCATCTGGATGAAGTCCTTCCAACATCTGAATAAACATCGTTTCCCTACGGAGAGGAGTCAGTTTAGGATTACCTCCATGAACAAAATGATATAGATTTTTCCACTCTCTCCTCAAAGAAGTATGGTCTGTACCAATAGGAACTTCATTTGGATTGTAAGGAACCACTCCCTCAGGAACCACAGAAATAACTGTATCATCAAAGTTCCAAATAAGAATAGCCTTTAGAGCATCACTTTGATATTCTTTAAGAATTTCTACCCTCTTTGCTTTTGATCTCTGCTTACTTACTAACTCAAGAACCTCATGAATAAATGGGTTGGGTGGAAGATTAGTCTTCGTCGTCTTCGCTGCTGTCATAATCGTTTTCAAATCGTACTGCTAAAATTTCATCTGGAATTACATTTCCATTTTCATCAAACATCTCAGGATGCGTGTAAGCAACATACTGCTGCTCCAAATGATGCTGTCTTGCTAACCATCCTACCATACCTCCTATCAAAAGTGCAAGAAATGTCATTACTGTTGTAAGAGTCAAAGTTACTGCTAAAGTTTCCATTGCATTCTCCTGGAGATTATTTTTTTCTTATGTCCAAATAAAAATTAAAGTGAAAAACAATTTCTCTTCTAAAGAAGGCAATCATATTCCCAAATTTTATCTGGAAGGTCTTAGGCTGGTCTAGACTTTTTCTCCTATTTCTTAATAATAACTCAACCCCTCTATTAATTTGGGGTTCTTCATTATTTAGATTGCTTTTTTCTTCTTCCAGGTCTTCTATCACGACTGTATCTCCAAGCATCTTCAAGGATGCTATACAAATAATTTTTTATTTTCCTTGCTTGTGGTTTAGGAATATGATGATATGCTTCACGCAATTGTTGGTGTTCATTATCTTTCCCACCTTTAATATACTCCTCAAGTTCCAATACAACATCACTCAATTCATGAGCAGTAGAACTCTCAATAAAAGAATCCACTTCTGCCTTAGTAGTCTTACGGTATTTTAAATACTCATAAAACTTAAGTTGCATTTTTCCTTCAAAAGCATACTCAATAGCATGTTCAATCATATCATAAACGGTATCAAAATCGTCTTTCATTAGACCAAATTATTCTCCTTTAAGTATTGAACGGTTTCAGTACATCCACCTAGATTCCGGTCATTCATGACCACCTGGGGGAAAGTAGAACCTTCACCAAACTGTTCATAGAAACTATTGCGATTAAAATCTCTATTGAGTTCGTAAATTACATGCTTAAGCTCTGCTAATTGCAAAACCTGAATAACTTTAACACAATAAGGACAACCTTGTCTTGAATAAACTGCAAAATTCTTATTTGAAGTGGTCATTACTTTTTCTTCTGGTTCTAAATTTCCTATCATTTGATTACCTGATCCCAATCTTTGTCAAAAATATCCAATCCTTTATCAGTAAGAACATGGTTATACATTTTTGCAAATACATCCGGTGGCATTGTTACAAGATGTGCTCCATTATAAAATGATCTTGTTACTCTATGAACATCCCTAATAGAAGCAGCAAGAATTTGAGTCTCCTTTACTCCTTGCCTACTATAAAGATCAGCAATAGAACGAACAACTTCTAATCCAGCAATCGAATTATCGTCAAGCCTTCCAACAAAAGGAGAAACATATTTTGCTCCTGCTTTGGCAGAAAGAATTGCTTGTGCTGCATTAAAGATAAGAGTTACATTAACATTAATATGTTCCTTATTAAGTTCTCTACATGCAGCAAGACCATCTCTTGTGCAAGGAACTTTAATCGTAGCAACCTTACCAAACTTCTTAAACAATCTCTTACCTTCAGAGATCATATTAAGTTTGTCTCCAATGACTTCCATACTAATATCTTGGACGCCAATGTCCTTAATCTCCTGATATACTTCCTCAGGATTTCTACCACTCTTTCTAATAAGAGTTGGGTTGGTTGTTACACCATCAATCAATCCTGTTGAAAAATGTTTACGAATAACATCCGTCTCAGCAGTATCTAAAAAGATTTTCATTTCCGAATTTTCAATCATAATACTTCTTATATATTAAGCAAATTGTTTTAGTTGTTGTAAAATGTACTTATATGCTGTCACAATATCACCTTCATGCTTTCTAAACAAATCCTTATCAAATCTTTCTTGGGTTCCTTTCTTCCATAACCTCATGTTATCTGGGGATAATTCATCTGACAAATACAAATCTCCATGGGCATCATATCCAAACTCCAACTTAAAGTCAATAAGGTCTATCCCGATAAGAGTAAACAAGGATTGAAGGAACCCATTAATCTCCATTGCTTTTTTATAAAGTGGTTGGGGGTCATATCCCATTAACCTTACTCTATCAGCAGTAAGAAGTGGATCTCCTTTACTATCATTCTTAAGAAAGAACTCAATGATAGGAGGCTGGATAGGCATTCCTTCAGTAAGACCATCAGTATTCCTAACAATAGATCCTGCAGCAAAGTTTCTACAAATAACTTCTACAGGAATAATAGTTACCTTCCTACATAACATCGTATTAAAAGATGGCAACTCAAGGTAATGTGTTTTAATACCACGATTCTCCAACTTCTCAAACAATAGCGCAGAGATTAAGCAACAGGTAGCACCCTTATCTTTAGGATACTCTATCATCTCACCATCAAAAGCAGTGACTCTATCTTCATACTTAATGAGTACCTTCTTGGCATCATTAGTATCATAAACAGTCTTTACTTTTCCTTGTAGAATTCGATTCATCCTTTACTTTTCCTCTGTAATTTGAAACCCAAATCCCGAACCTTGACTTTCCTTCAGATCAATACCAACTTCATCACAATAATCCCAAATAGCACAATCTACTTGCTCAAATAAGGAATCAAAGGTCATACGACGCCTAAGATCATTTGATACTTGGTCTACATGCTCATCATCCAAGTCACGACCACAAGGTCTATCCCTAACTAATTGATTGAGGTTAATTATAATTTTACAATCATTATAGATTGTCATAATACACAGAATCGACTGTGCTATTACTATAACTCCTCGCTTCTCTTTCGTCAAGAACCTCATTGATAAGTTCTTTTAATTCCATATACAAACTATCATTCTTAGGAAGCATTCTATGCCTTACCACTGGCATTTCTCCTGCTTCTTCAGGATTCTTACCAGGTTTTGTGAACATCAACCCAGAAGCTTTAGTAGGTCCGGTCATTCCTTGTGTATCAATCTTATCTTTCTTACTCATGACTTTACATCACCTGTAGAATCGTCTAAACCAAGTACATCAGAATATGAATACTCTGCTGTTACTAAATCTTTTAATAACATACTATAAACTTCCCGCGTTTTCATTTCCAACTTAACAATATACCTAACCATTTGTTTCAATTTTTCTACATCATTACACTCTCCAATCTCTCTTGACATCCTCTCATACTCAAACATCTGAGAAGTATTATTCAAACTAATATCGTCAGGGTCCATAGTAATATAGCGTTTCCTTATTTAGAAGTACTTAATACCTTCTCTTCTTTTTCTTTCACCTTCTTCTCTTCTCAAATCTGAGGAAGTTTTCTTCTCTACAAATTTAGGTGTTGTTCCACGTTCTCTAACCATTCTTTCTTGTTCTATCTTCCAGTTGATATAATAAATGGTTGGAATACACTTAGGATTCCAACCTTTAAAACCAAACCCACCACTAGGAATTATATAATCTTCTTCTTCAAGTGATGGTGTCCAACTACCTCTGGTCCGAATAAAAAACCTTTCATCATCTGTAAGACAAGTTATTAAACACTTCCAATGACATAATACATCATCAGTAAAGTGATCATCTGGAACATCCCATGAATGATCCATATATGTTCTTACTTGTGCCCAAGTTTCAACTGTCATAACAATTCATTTCTGTAATCATCCCATTCTTTTAAATGTTCTTCTGACCAATCCCTCCTATACCATTCTCCCAATGCGCCACGCAATAAAATAACGCTAATGTCATTAATAGTTTTAACTTTTTTTGCTGGTTTCTTCTTTGTCATTTCAATGGATTTTTAGTTCTATTTACAATACTAATAAATTTATCAGCAGCCAAGGGATAACATTTTTCAATTAGTTCTTTAATCTCTTCATCAGTGTAATCAATAACATCCTCAGGTTTTTGTCCTGGTGCTAGAAGTTTAGGATCTACTCTATCTTTTCTACTCATGATATATGATTGAAATTATAATCAGTAAGCATTGCAAATAGTTTAGTCTTCAATTCTTGAAGATATATCTGCTCTTCAACAGGTCTTTTGGGATAACCTGGCCAGATTTCCAAGTATCCACATATAGCATTATATAACATTCTAATTTCGACAATACCCATTTCAGTAACACAATACCAATCATGATTAATTTCTTCAGGATCCCAATCTGGTTGTTCGTACCTATCCCCGATAGTCATGATTCTCCTAAATTATTAATAACCATAGGTAGTAATCTATGTTCTGCCTGTTGAACTCTTTGAGTTAGTGTCTCTATAGTATCACCTGAACAGATATTAACAACTGACTGTTCGATTATCTCACCAGAATCCAATTCTTCAGTAACATAATGAACCGTACATCCAGTAATTAAATCACCACTTTCTAATGATTGTCCAATAGCATTTAATCCTTTATATTTAGGCAAAAGAGATGGATGAACATTAATTATCCTTTTAAAGGAATTGATAAATTTGGGTGATACAATTCTCATCCATCCAGCAAGAACAATTAAATCAACTTTATATGATTTTAAAATTGAAATTAGTTTATCATCTTCAGTTGATTTGCAACGAAAATAAGGAACATCCAATCGTTTCGCACGTTCAATAGCACCACAATTTTTTATATTATGAATCATAACTACAACTTCATGGTTATAGCATTGAGTCACTATATTTTCAAAATTTGTTCCACTACCAGAACACATGACTCCAATTCTCATTCAACTTCTCCAATAACCCAAGACCTCATACCAAATGGTGTATCTGCAATAAGACCCTGAGCATCTGCTACAACATCGGGTGGCACCACCAAACAGAATCCAATACCAAGATTGAATACATTTCTCATCTCCTCTTCTGATACATTACCATGCTTGGCAATATTCTTAAAGATCTCTGGTCGTTCCCAAGCAGAGTAATCAACATCAACTGTAAGACCTTCTGGCAAACACCTTGGAAGATTCTCTGGCAATCCTCCACCAGTAATATGAGACATTCCTAGGATAGGAACTTCATCTAGTAGTAACTGCACTAGAGGAGCATAGATTGTGGTTGGTGTAAGAACTTCTTCTATTGGATGCAAATCAAAGAAGTCTTTATATTCATCAATACCATCACGTCTATCCCACATAAACATTAGTTTATTAATTAAACTAAATCCATTACTATGAAGACCACTGCTTTCAATACCAATAACCTTATCACCAGGTTTGATAAGTCTTCCATCAACTACATCAAACGCTTCTACAATACCAGTGCAGAAACCTGCAAGATCATAGTCAGTTGCTCTGTAATGCTCCGCAGTCTCACCACCTAGAAGATCCATCTGAGCAATCTTACAACCCTCAACAATACCATATACAATATCACTGACATTAGCATCCAGTGTTTTGGTAGAGATGTAATCTAGAAAATATAATGGTTTAGCACCAGAACATATAACATCATTGACGCACATAGCAACGAGATCCTGACCAATTGTGGTGTAATCATCAGCAATCCTACAGATATTAATTTTAGTTCCGACACCATCAGCACCAGATACCAGCACAGGTTTCTCATATCCTGATGGAATCTCCATCATTCCATTGAACCCACCAATGTTAGGTGATAATGTTTTGATATACTCTACGAATGCTCGTCCCTTTTGAATGTCAACGCCCGAAGTTTTATAATCCATTACTTATAGTGCTGCAAGTTTTTCATGTTTGATTCTCCTTCTTCTAAGTGTCATTCATTTCAATCACGTTGCCTCCAATCATCAGGTTTTTCTTCAGTAAACCAGTTTACTATTTCATCTGCAGAATCGAACCCCATTCTATGATTGGATGGATCGGGGTCACCTAAACCCATCCTATTCATAAAATCATCCATGCTACCTTCCTGAATATCTTGAGATACATGCCTCCTTGCTTTCTTAAGCATTTCGCGAGCAGTTGTATTCGCTTTACTTAACTTTTCAGACCAGATCATATCATCTAGTTTTACTTCTTCACCCTTTGCAATACACTTACAAATAAACTCTAGACGCAACCTATATTGTGTAGAAAGCATAAAAAAGCACTCCTGATAGTGTATTTATTTCAGTGGATTCCCATGCTTATCAACAAGACCTAACTTTTTAATTTGAGAAAGGTTAGACTTTTGACTTTTTTTAATTCTCTTATATTCTTTAAGAATATTGTTAATCTCTTTCTGAGAAATACTTACTTTAAGTTCATCTTCACCTTCTTTTGAAACAAACCCAAGACCACCCTCTTCTACAACTTCTTTAGCCTCAACATAATCATTAATTGTATCTTGAATTTCATCTCTAATAAGAGCATCTATCTGGCATTTAATCTCATCATCATTCATTTCTTTTTACTTTTTTTAGGTGATAAATTATTTCCCCAGAATTTAGGGTTAGATGTTCCAAATCCAAAATCAATCTTTTGAACTGCACCAGGACCATACTTATCGTAGTACATATCAAAGAGTTGAACAATCTTCTTACATCTAGTTAGATCAATATATTTAACACCATCAACAATATAATAGATAAGTCTTGCATCATTAGGAAGTGACTTATCATTGGCATCTTTAAGAGTAGTTTTCTCTTGAAGGACTTGGCAACTATAGTCCGACGGATTAATAGTTCTGGTTTCTTTTTCGTGGGTTGCCATCTCGGTTTCTTTTTCTTCGACGATTACTGTCATTAACGATTTCCCCACTGAATATCTGGATATGCTTCTTTTACAATATCCAAAGTAATTTTATATTTGTCTGTAAGTTTTTTATCTTTGACAAGAATTAAAACCTCAGCCTCTTTTGGATGAAGTCCTTGTAAAAGATTAATAAACATCATCTCACGTCGAACGCCATTAATATTAGTATTACCACCTTTCACAAAATGATAAAGGTTTTGATATTCTCTACGCAAAGAAGTTTTTCCTCTACCATCCATATCTTGTCCTGTTGCAGACTCTCCACCTCTTGCTTCTTTTGAAATATTTTCAGAAAGACTACCAGAATATACCGATTGATCCTCTGCCTCACCATATGGAACTTCTCCAGAAGGGAGAAGACTAATTACAGATTCATCAAAATTCCAAATAAAAATAGACTTCAAAGAGGTGTGTGCATAAGTTTTTAAAACTTTAACTTTGTTTGCTTTAGATCTTTGTTTAGATACAAGTTCTAAGACTTCATAAACAAAGGGATTAGTTGGAAGAGTTTCAATTGTAGTCGTTTTCTTTGTTGATGATGTTGAGTTTTTTCTAGTCATCGTTGCATTCTTCTTGGTCGAGTTCGTCATAATCGTTTTCAAATCGTACTGCTAAAATTTCATCTGGTACTACATTTCCATGCTCATCAAACATCTCTGGGTGAGTAAAAACGGGTTGAGTTTGATATGCATGTTCTTTTGCCAACCATCCTACCACACCTCCAACGAAAAAGAACATAATAGAAACAAGTGTTCCAATAGTGAGAGTTACTGCTAACATTTTCTACTCCAGAGATTATTTTTTTCTTATATCCAGATAAAAGTTTAGATGTAGTACAACTTCTCTTCGTAAAAAAGTTACCATTTTACCAAACTTTACCTGAAAAGTTTTTGGTTCTTCGTGCTTTTTCCTCCTGTTGCGTAATAGCAACTCTACCCCACGATTAATCTGAGGATCTGATTTATTTAGAATGTTTTTTTCGTCGTCCAGGTTTTCTATCACTATCATACCTCCACGCATCTTCTAGAATGCCATACAAATATTTTCTAATTTTTCTTGCATGAGGTTTTGGAATATGACCATAACCCTCACGCAATTGCTTATGCTCATTATCTTGACCACCCTTAAGATATTCATCAAGTTCCAATACAATATCTCCAATTTCAGAAGCCGTTTGACTTTTGATGAATGTATCAATATCATATTTTTTAGTTTTTGTTGCCTTAAGGTAATCATAAAATTTTAAGTTCATTTGACCCTCAAAGGCATTATCAATAGCATGTTCAACTAGATCAAATATGTCGCTGAGGTTTTGTTCCATTAGACTAATTTTTGCTCCCTTAAATATTTGACAGTTTCTGTACAACCACCAATATGTTGATCATTACATAAAACTTGGGGGAAGGTAGAACCTTGCCCAAACTTATCATAAAACTCTTCGCGAGTATAGTCACTGTTAAGTTTATATATTACATACTTAATTTCAGCAAGTTGCAATGCATGACATACCTTGACACAGTAAGGACATCCATCTTTAGAGTATACTACAAATTCATTCATAAAAAAGGAGGGCATTTTCCCCTCCAGTATATCAATCTTTAGTTCGTTTGTAAAGTCTTTTACAAATGACTAACGAACATTATGTCCCCCAAACATGTAACGCATTCCATTTAGGATTTTATTTGCATATTGTCCCAGTCTGCGAGAATTAAAGCGTTCAAATAATGCAGCAGAGATAACAGGTGTGGGTACACCAAGATCCACAGCAGCATGAACAGTCCAACGACCTTCACCAGAGTCGCTTACACCCCCCTCAAACTGCTTCAGATCGTTATGATCATGTCGCAATACATCAGAGGTAAGATCAAGTAACCAACTACCAACAACGCTACCACGACGCCATAACTCAGCGACTTCAGCAACGTCAATATCATATTGATAGTCTGCTGGATTTTCCATCGGAGCAACCTCAGCATCACCTCCAACAACATATGCTTCTCCAGAATTAGCTTCATGTAAAATATTAAATCCTTCTGCATATGCTTGCATCATTCCATACTCTACTCCATTATGAACCATCTTTACAAAATGTCCTGCGCCAGGTCCACCGCAATGCAACCAACCATATTCAGCACTGGTTGCACGACTGTATGGATCTGTGCGAGTTGCAGCGGTAATGCCAGGTGCGAGGGCACGGAAAATGGGGGCACATGAGTGTACTGCTGTGATTGCGCCACCAACCATAAGACAGTATCCACGCTCCAGTCCATAAACACCACCAGAAGTACCACAATCAATATATTGGATGCCAAGTTTAGAAAGCCTTTCTGCCCTGCGACGAGAGTCCTTAAAGTTGCTATTACCATGATCAATAATAATATCACCCGCAACACAATATTGTAGTAACTCATTGAGTGTGTCCTCTACGGTTTCTGCTGGAACGACCATCATGAAAACTCCAGGGGTTTCCACTGAAACATTTTCACCAGATTCTATTCCAAATACCTCTTTACTCTTAATTACATCAACGAGATATTTAATAGAAGTAGTACATCCACTAATATATCCTTTCTCATATTGTTCACTAGACTTTTCATAATTTTTACGATATCCATGTACTACATGTCCTGCCGCAATAAGACGACGAGACATACCTTCTCCCATTCGACCAAGACCAATCATCCCTATTTTCATAATTCTATTTAATTAAGTGGATAATCTAAGTGGATAATCCCACTTAGTAATTAATTGTGTTTTATTAACTGGACCCCAAAGACCATCATGATAAAGGTAAGGAGAAGTTCTTATGGGACAACGATCTCCTTCACATAAAAGATCACCAACAATTCTCCAAGATTCATGAACTTCCTCAGAATGAACAAAATGTGATTGATCTCTATTCATTGCATCATACAATAATTTTTCATATCCATCAACTGCCTTTTCAACCGGGTAATGATACTGCAACAATGCTTGTTCAACTCTATCATCCAAACCAGGAGATTTAATATCAATCCTCATATCCAAATGGGGATCAGGTTGAAGTCTAATAACCATTCTATCATTAACTTCATGCCCCTCAAATAATGTCTGTGGAGGAGACTTAAATTTAATTACAACCTCAACACACCCAACTGGCATTTTCTTTCCTGTCATGAAATAAAAAGGCACACCTTCCCATCTCCAGTTATCAATGAACATATCACCAGCAACAAAAGTAGGTGTCTTACTGCAAGGATCTACACCCTCCTCATCCTTATATCCATCATATTGTCCAGTAAGAAATTTTTTACCCAATCGAGTAGCAGCAAGAACTTTAGTTTTTTCTCTACGAATTTCTTTAGCATCAACTCTACAAGGTGGTTCCATTGCAATTAATGCAAGAACCTGTAGAAGATGGTTCTGTAACATATCTCTGACTGCACCAGAATTTTCATAATATTGAGCGCGACCTTCACATCCAATAGTCTCAGTCGCAAAAATCTGAACCTCATCTATGTAATTACGATTCCAGAGTGGTTCCAGAAGTATGTTACTAAAGCGAGTGGTAAGAATATTATTAACAGTATCTTTACCAAGATAATGGTCAATACGATATACTTGTTTCTCGCGCAAATAACCAGAAATCACCGACTGCAAATAATCAGCAGATTTAAGATCATACCCAAAGGGTTTTTCAATAACAATACGCGAAGTTTCTGAGTCATTTAGTCTACCCGCCCCTGATAAGTTAGTAACAGCATCTGCATATCGTTCAGGAGGAACAGAAAGGAAGTAAGTAACATCATCATAGTCTCCCAGATTTTTAAGAGAATCAACATCGCTTAAATCAGTAGAAACATAATCCAAACGATTAAGAAAATCTTGTGGGTAATCACCAAGAGATTTTTTCCATTCTTGAGTCGAAGGATTTCTTCTTGCAGATCCAATAATTACAAAGTCATCTGGAAGTAATTTTTTATTATGGAGTTTATATAAAGAAGGAATAAGTTTCCTTCGACAAAGGTCACCTGTTGCACCAAAAATTACTAAGGCATTCATCAAATAGACCCCATTGCATCTTCCCAATCTTTTTGAAATTGTTCAAGACCTTTATCAGTCATTACATTCTTAT